GACCATGCACAACGGCTATATGAATACTCTAGCAAACATTGGCTCTCTTATAGCACTCCCATTCTTTCTTTTGGTCGGTCTAAGCGTGGTTTGCCTATATCATGTTTTCTTAATTATATTGAAGATACTGCGGAGGGATTAGTTGAAAACTTATCAGAAACAAATTGGCTTTCTATGCTCGGGGGTGGAGTTGGTATTGGGTTTGGCATTAGGTCTGCTGATGACAAGTCTACGGGTATTATGCCGCACCTCAAAATTTACGATGCGTCATCTTTGGCGTACCGTCAAGGTCGTACTCGCCGTGGTAGTTATGCTGCCTATCTTGATATCAGTCATCCCGATATTATACCTTTTCTGGAAATGCGTAAGCCTACTGGAGACCCTAACGTCAGATGCTTAAATCTACATCACGGTGTTAACATCACCGATAAGTTCATGCATATCATTGAACAGAGTATGCTTGATCCAAATTTTGATGACTCATGGCCTTTGATTGATCCTCATTCATTTGAGGTGAGAGAAGTTGTATCGGCCAAAATGCTATGGCAAATGATTCTAGAAATTCGTATGCATACTGGTGAACCATATATTCACTACGTTGATACAAGTAACAGAATGATGCCACAACATTTGAAAGATAAAGGTCTAAGGATTACACAATCAAACCTTTGCTCAGAAATTATTCTACCAACAAATGAACAGCGTACTGCTGTGTGTTGTTTATCTTCTTTGAACTTGGAGACTTATGATGATTGGAAAGATGACAAACTTTTTCTTCGGGACGTGGCTGAGATGCTCGATAACGTCCTTCAGTATTTCATTGATAATGCTCCTAGTAGCATTGAAAGAGCAAGATATAGTGCTAGCCGTGAGCGCAGTATCGGTATTGGTGCTTTGGGCTTTCACGCATATCTTCAGAAAAACGGAATAGCGTTTGAAGGTGTAATGGCAAAAATTGAAAACAACCGAATATTCAAAAATATAAGGAGCAAATTGGATGCCGCAAACAAAGAATTGGGACAACAACGTGGGGAAGCTCCTGATGCTGTGGGTACTGGGAACCGCTTTTCTCATCTTATGGCCATTGCTCCTAACGCCAGTTCTTCCATTATTATGGGTAATACTAGCCCTAGCATTGAACCTTATAGGGCAAATGCTTACCGTCAAGATACTCTATCAGGTTCTTACTTAAACAAGAATCGTTGGTTGGATAAAATCATCAAAGAGAAAGCCAAAGATGAAAATGATTACAATGATATTTGGTCTTCTATTATTGCTAATGATGGTTCATGCCAACATTTAGACATTTTAGATGAGAACCAAAAGGCAGTATTCAAAACATCTATGGAGATTGACCAACGTTGGGTGATTGAATTGGCCGGTGATAGACAACAACATATTGACCAAGCACAATCATTAAATGTGTTCTTCAGACCAGATGCTAACATTAAATACATTCATGCTATTCATTTCATGGCATGGAAAAAAGGATTGAAAACTTTATACTATTGCCGTTCAGAGAAGATTGGTAAGGCAGATAAAGTCTCCAAAAAGATTGAAAGGCAAGTTATTAAAGAGTTAGACATGGAACAAATTGCTCAAGGTAACGATTGTATAGCTTGTGAAGGATAAAAATGATTAAGAAAACAGAATCTAGGATTACAGATGAGAGAACATACTTCAAACCATTCAATTATGCGTGGGCATATGATGCATGGCTTAAACACGAACAGTCTCATTGGCTTCACACAGAAGTACCTATGCTCGAGGATACTAAAGATTGGAAAAAGAAACTTACAGCAGAAGAGAAACAATTCCTTACACACATCTTTAGATTCTTTACTCAAGGAGACATTGATGTTGCCGGTGGGTACGTTAGGAATTATCTACCCTATTTTCCACAACCAGAGATAAGAATGATGCTCATGGGCTTTGCTGCTCGTGAGGCCTTACATATCGCTGCCTATTCTCATTTGATTGAAACTCTTGGTTTACCTGAAACAACTTACAATGATTTCATGGAATACAAAGAGATGGTTGAGAAGCATGATTATGTACTTGACATTTCAAAGCAAAATACAACTAAAGAGAATACTGCAACCCATATCGCCGTGTTCAGTGCTTTTACTGAAGGGATGCAGTTGTTCTCCTCTTTCATTATGTTGTTGAATTTTCCAAGACATGGTAAGATGAAAGGCATGGGCCAAATCGTTACATGGTCTATCGTTGATGAAACACAACATGCTGAGAACATGATTAAACTCTTTAGGACATACATTGAAGAGAATCGTGAAATTTGGAATGATGAATTGAAAAGTCGTATCTATACGATTGCAGAAAAAATGGTTGAACTAGAAGACAAGTTCATTGACTTGGCTTTCAACATGGGTCCAATGGAAGAGTTATCTCCAGAAGATGTAAAGAAATACATTCGATACATTGCTGACAGACGATTGATTTCATTAGGCCTCAAAGGTGTGTTTAAGGTGAAACGTAATCCATTACCTTGGGTTGAAGAGATGATTAATGCACCAACACATACCAACTTCTTTGAAAATCGTGCAACCGATTATGCAAAGGGTGCTTTATCTGGTGACTGGTCTGATGTTTGGGCCAGTTAATTTTTTAAATCATAATAAGAAGAATAAAAATGACAAACAAAGTAATATCAGGTGAATGCCTAAACTGTGAATCAACTTATGCAGTTGAATATGTTGAACAATTGGTCTCAACAGAATTGCCAGAACATTGCCCATTTTGTGGCGAACTCATCGAGGAATTATCCGAAGAATATATAGAGGATGATGACTATGATGAGAAAGATGAATGGTGAATTGGCAATATAATAACACAGACTTTACAGAAGACCAAATCGGTGACAGCTACGGATTTGTTTACCTTATAACCAACTTAGAGAATAACCGGAAATACATCGGTAAGAAGTTATTCTGGTTCTCTAAGACCAAACAGGTCAAAGGAAAAAAGAAACGTATAAAGGTGCCTTCAGATTGGCAAACTTATTATGGAAGTAGTGACGAATTGCAAAAAGATGTTATAATGTATGGACAAGATAAGTTCCGTAGGGAAATACTACATCTTTGCAAATCCAAGGGAGAGTGTAGTTATCTTGAAGCAAAAGAACAGTTTGCAAACAACGTTATGGAAAGCAATGATTATTACAATAACTGGATTATGGTTAGAGTAAGGAAATCACACATCAAGGACTACAATGAAAGATTACCTAAAACATCTGACAGAGGAAGATTATGATGCATACTTCTTTTTGCCACATGAATCACTCAGAGATGCAATAACAATCCAAGGAAATGTGTTCAATGATCCTGGAACAAAGATAGACGGAAGCTCTAGTGGTGATTGTTACCACATTTTGTTATTCAAGCAGGATGAAGAAGGCAATCCAATCCATTTGGATTTATTTGATGGTATATTGACTGCACCTTTGGAATATATGGACAGACTTATTCCGGACGATTGGTTTGGTATCATTTGTAGAAAAACAACAACATCCAACAAATTCATACAAGACACGTTTGACAATATCAAATCGATGTGATATAATAACATTTTAATTATTGGATTATATAATGATTCTCGTTGACCTGAACCAAGTTCTTTTAGCAGGACTCATGGCTCAAATTTCAAATCAAAAAGGTGTTAAGTTGGAAGAAAGCTTAATACGTCACATGGTCCTGAACATCCTCAGGATGCACCTAAGAACATTCCGTAGTGAATATGGTGAAGTCATACTCTGTTGTGACAACCGTAAATATTGGCGTAAGGAGTTCTTTCCACACTACAAGGCAGGCCGTAAAAAGTCCCGTGAGAAGTCTGCATTGGATTGGCATTTGATATTTGATATGTTGGCCAAATTCAAGGCTGAATTGAAAGATAACTTTCCATACAAAGTTATTGATGTTGAAGGTGCAGAGGCTGATGATGTTATCGGTACTTTGGTTCCTCTATATGCAGCCCACGAAAAGGTTTTGATTCTTTCTAGTGACGGTGACTTCTTACAATTGCAACGTTATGGTAGCAATGTCAAACAATACAATCCTGCTTTGAAGAAATATTTGAAGTCGGAAGATCCTGCTCGTGAACTAAAAGAGAAGATTATTCGTGGAGATAAAGGTGATGGTATTCCTAACATCTTTTCACCAGGCGATTGCTTTGTCCGTGACCTAAGACAAAAGCCTATCACAAAAGGCATCATGGATAAACTATTGAGTGGACCAAACACAGAATGGTCGGATGAATTAGCAAAGATTGGTTTCTCCCGTAACCAAACACTAATCGACCTGACTTTCATTCCAGAGGACATAAAGACCAAAATTATAAATACGTATGAAGATATTAAACCAGCGTCAAAACAAAAGATGTTGAACTACTTCATGGAACATAAACTGAAAAATCTAATGGATGTGATTGAGGAATTCTAATGAAAAACATGTACGAAATATTTGATGAGTTTGAAAAAGCAAAAAGCAAAAAAGATAGAATGGGCGTAATTGGCCAAAACCTGTCAAAGGTATTGACAGAGGTATTGCATTTGACATTTCATCCACAATATGATTGGTACATAAAAGAACTTCCTGAAAGTTATCAACCAAAAGAGATTCCTGCTGGAATGGGTTATGCTCAATTATCAACGGAACTCCGTAAATTGTATATGTTTAGAAAAGGTGATGCCACAGCTGACAAATTAACGGATAAAAAACGTGCTCAGTTGTTGTGGGAGTTCCTAGAAAACTTGGAACCAAGAGAAGCAGAAGTTGTTATGGGTATTTTCAATAAAGACCTAGGCGTTAAAGGCCTTGATTATAAATTCGTTAAAGAAGCATTCCCTACTCTTATACCATAATGATAAAACGAGAGAAAATTGCAGTCGTTTCTGGCTGCTATGATCCATTATCACCAAGCGAGTTAGCATTCCTAAAAATATGTAAATCCAAGTCCGATTGGCTAGTAGTTGGCCTAAATTCGGACTATGGAGTTCTTATGAAGACCGGAGTGTGTGCATTTAATTACCAAACTCGTAGGAGACTTTTGGATTCAATTGAATGTGTGGATGAAATATTCCAATTCAACGATTCTGATGGT